AGTAAACGGGATGAATGTTTTTACAGAGGAATTATTCCCGTCTAAAAAGCAACAGAAATTAAAAGTGCCTTACTTCAAGCCAAGGAGTAAGAAATTAGTAGGGCAGGTTATCCGAGCAAGGGGGAATGAATGAAATACAACCAAAAATTTCATGCCGTTATTTCAGCAATGAAGTCACTCAAGGCTGATCATATGGCGCTTATCACTAGCAACATAGCAGCCAGGATGAATGAGTCTACTGAGCAGGTCGGCCACTATTTGCAGTACATGGCGAAGCAAGGTGTCATCAAGCGCAACGGCATGGTACTCGACTGGTCCAGCAAAACCAATGTAAAGCAAATGAGGTGGAAGATTGCAAACGACAAGGACAAAAAGGCCAGCGGGTCAGCCAGCGCGCTGCTCAATGTGCAAAGAGATCAAGCCGTCATCGGACTATCGCAAGACCAAGTACGGGACACTAGCCAGCTGGTGTCGCAAGTGCGTCAATGAAGGCAGTCTATTCAACTACCACAGGAGAAAGCTAATTGGTCGCAAGAGGATGGAGAAAGAGACAGGTCTTGGATACAAGTTACATTCGCAGCCTGTCTCCTGAGAATGTAATTGGACTATTTGAGCGGCACATAGACTCGGCCTACCAGGGTGGATTTGTGGCTGGCTTTGCATGGGCATGCGTTGCTGCACTACTTGGCATGCTCGCCATTGTCATTACGAAAGGATTGCTGTGATTGACTACTCTGAAATTCTGATCCAGATCAAAGCGCTTGAGCGCGCTGCTCACAAGGCAGCGCTGCATCGCAACATCGATGAACTGGAGAAGTGCGCTGATCTGTTTATCGAACAGGCACTGGACCTGCATGTCTACTGCATTGCACAAAAGAAACTTAGGCAAGCATAGACTCTGCTGCTGTCTCCACCTCTGCCACCCTGCGTCCCCAGCCTTTGCCAAAGGTGGCCCAGGTTGGCAGGGCCTGCAAGAACTTGAGCCGCTTGGCCTGGTACAGTTCCACGATCTCAGACGGATCATGGGCCGCTACAGCCGCCAGCGTACCCTTGCCGATAGCGCCATCAGCCGCAGCGCCAACAACCTCTTGTAGCCACTTTGCTGCCCGTCCTGGGCCACTGTTGATGGCCGCGTCGAACACCACATAATCAACGCCAGTGGGCAGGTCATCGCCACGCACCTTGTCCCAGTAGTTGCGCTTGTACAGCGGTCCGACATCAGCCGGGGTCAGTGCGCGCATGGCCTTCTCGTCCACCGCGTGGCCGACGAACTCCTCCCAGACTTTCTTGGTGCAGCCCAGGTTGGTCATGCCGCCAGGATCGGACGGGTGATTCACAAAGCCGCCCTCATGATGCAGCACAGCGGCCAGCGCCTTCTCAAAGTTCTCCTTCACTTGACTTCCTTTCCTCTGTTTCGTTCATCTTGATACCAGCCAGCAGGCCAATGAAGCCGCCGACAATGGTCTGGAATGCCGGTCCTATCAACGGGAAGATGTCATCATTGTCGATGACCTCATTTGATACGAACAGGCCAAACATCATTGCTGCCACCATCGATAGCAGAATCACGCACAAGGTGAAGCTGACCATCAGAGTCACATAGAAGGTCAACTTGTCTTTCATTTCAGACTCACTGGCAGCTTGTCCTTGTCCTTGCTGCCTTGGCTGGAGCCGAAGTAGAAACTCAGGACCTGCGTAGCCGCCGAGGTGATGAAGCCCAGGGCGAAGATGATGATGTTCTCTTGGCTGTCAGGAATGTCACGAAAGATCAACACCGAGATGAGAACGAACGACAGGCCGACAGTACCAAGGGCAAGGATAGGCATGGTCAGTTTATCCAGCAGCGGTACATTGGCATTGGTAGCCAGTTCGACATGCGCCTTGCGAGCGCTGTCGCGGTCCTGGACCTCAAGCTTGAATGCCTCCAGATCAATTTCGGCCAGCTTCTGTGCTGCCTGCGGATCGGATTGAATGGCCTGGGTGACGGCCTCCACGGTGTCAGACACGCCAAGCTTCTCGGCCATCGCTTTGACAGCCATGCCTCCCATAGGTCCGGCCACAACGGTAGCCAGCGCTGGTGCTGCGCCCTTAAGTAGATCAAGCAATAGGTCCATGCTCACCCTCTGTAGTAGATAGCTACAAATACAATGGTCATGCCAATACCAAGCACAACAAAAATTCCAATGATGGTCATCAGTTCTTCCATCTCTTGTTTCTTGCGAGCAGCACGATCTTTTGCCAACCTCGCTTTGCGTATCTTCTCGCTATTGGCTGCGTCTTGTTCTCCGCTGATGCGATTGCGTTCTGCACACAATTCGTTGTACAGGTCCATCTCGCCCTTCATGGCGAACATGTCCCTCAGTTCCCTCTCAAACTCTTTCATCTGCTTGCGCTGCATCACAATGGTGAACGCTTGTGACAGAACGCTTTCTTGCTTTGCAGCCTCTTTGGGGTCTTCCGGTTTCGGCTGAGACTTGAGTACTTCTACTTCTTTTGCTGCCTTTTCAATCTGCCCCTGCGCCTTAAAGAACTTTGACAGATCGTCATAGCAGTCCTTTATTTCATGGCCTAGATTGATGGCCTCTTTTACAAAGCCAACTGATGTCTTAGCTAATGCAAATGCGGCTCCAATAGTTACGGGATCGATCATTCATAAAACCCCTATGATGTCTTTGTGACCAGGTGAAGTAGCAGAAGGATGATAGCGCCAGCGCATCCGATGCCAATCGATTCGATGCGCTTGATGCGGAGGATGGTTTCCTTCCAACGCTCAGCACAAACAGCTTCATGCGTCATAAACTTTGCTTCTAGATTATTTTCCATCACTCATCTGCCGGTATTGGAGTGTTGCCATCTGCGAGCCAAGCTAAGTAGGCTTGATAGTCTGTGTTGGCTTCATCAAATGGAATAAAAGCGTTATCAGCCAAACGAATAACAAATTGCTGTTGCATTGCGCCTTGGTAAATTTTATACATTTATAACTCCGCAGTTATTTTTATTGTGGTAGCCGCATCTGTACCATTTGAATATGAAGCAAAATCCTCATAAGAATTTACAATAGTTCCAGTAGTCAAAGTAACTGTTGGGTTTGATCTTTTTGGCAAATGATACGAATACATACATCTAGTAACTGTGTTGTATACCGCAATATTTGCTTGCTCATAATACCGTTGACACAAAGCCAACTCAGTACCATAAGAACGATACTCAAAGCTTGTTGCAGCGCTGCCAACTTCTAGCTGTACGCCTGTGACATACCATGTGGCTGCGTTTGTCCCTACTACGCTGACTGCGCCTGTGGGGGCAAAATATTGTGCGCTTGCCCATGCGTTAACAGTTCCGCTATTTGTTGAGCCAACACCAATCCCAAAATTAACAAACATTCCAACGCCAATTGTTGTTAACCAAGTTCCCGATGTGTCACCCGGGATTGTTACTGAAATTGAAGTCCAAGTATTTGCAGATGAAATAGTGTAGCTAAATGGATAACTTCTTGCAAAACCATTATTAGATATTGAACCACCAAATGTGCCGGTTAAACTTGAATACACTTTGAATGATAATGTTATGGGAACAGCATTTGCCGTACCCCAACCAAAATCAGCAATATTTAATCCTTCAATTATTTGGCAAATTGCAAAAAAATCTGATGCACTTACAGAATAAGCCGATGAAGATGTTACGCCAAGATAATTTATAAACCCTGTTGGCGGCGTTACAGAACCCGCATTTTGCTGTACCGTAAATTTTGAAGCTGCTGTAGCTCTATAACTAAATCTATCCAATGTATAAGCAAAAGAACCTGTGCTTGTAGCAGTAACACTTGCCCCGGCATTCCTCGCATCAATAATCATCGCACCATTGATGATGCGGTTTTTAAAGCCTGTGTAGGGTGACGCAACAGCGCCGCCAAAAGTTGTAGTGCCCGTTATAACTGGGCTTGTAACATAGGCTGCAACCCAGGCGCTACCAGTGTAGACATTCATCACGCCAGATACGCTGTTGAAGTACAGTGCACCAGCCAGCAGTGCATTGCCGTCATTGTCCAGCGTAGGTGCGCTGGTCTTGGAGCCAAGGTAGCGGTCATCAAAGCTATCAAACGAAGCCAGCGTCTGATCTCTAGCAGCTTCTGCCGCCGTCTGTGCATTGCTTGCGTTGGTGGCCGCTGTGGAGGCCGTAGACGCGCTGGAGGAGGCAGCGGTTGCATGGTACTTGGCAGAGTACTCGCCGCCAGCCACAGGGCCAGAGGTCTTCGTAGCCCAATCATTTGCAAGAATGGCAGATGCCGCGGCATTGGTTTCGCTGACAGCCGCAGCCGCAGCGCTTGTCGCAGCAGCAGCAGCATTGACCACCAGGCTCCACTTGGCAGAGTCCGTATTGGTGCTGATCGGCTGTGATCCACTGGAGGTATGCTCAACAAGACACTGGTAGATGTTGCTGTTGCTGGTATCTTTTATCAGGTCACGAACATAGTAGACAGTCGATGCCGCCCAGTTGCCTCGGTTCGTGCCGATATGCTCATCTGCAATCGGGTTGCCATCTGCGTCAAAGGCCAGTAGCTTGTAGGCGCGGGTGGCCTTTGCTGGCAGCGTCATGTCAATCGTGGTCGGGTCAGTCACCGGAGCCTTGATTGCGCGGTCATTGCTCTCTGCCACCTGCTGGATCAGGATGACCTCACTGTCCAGTTCCTCGTTGATGGTGTTGGCAAACAGGTCACCACCAGTCGAGAAGTCCGTTGTACGCTCGACTGCCCTGGCTCCCACAATGGTGATGTTGTCAGCGCTGGTGGCCGCAACAACCAAGGTGACAGAGCCAGTGCCATTGGCATTGATCGTCACCGTGTAGTTGGTAGTCAGCGTCAACAGCACATCATTCTTGTACACGGCAATATCCGTGTTCTCAATGATCTCAAAGCTGAACGCATACGGCCCTACACCGGCAGAGCCAGTGTAGACAACGCGGCGCGTTACATTGCTGATTGGATAGTTTGCCATGTCTGTTCCCTAAAAATTACTTGCCAAAAACTCGCGTTGTGTCTTGCTTCTTTTTAATTGCAGAGGCAAGGTCTTCAAATTCCAGCCTGATGTCTGGCATTCCAACATCTACAGGAACGCCCTCTTTATCACCAATCATCCTGGCCTTGGCAAGGCTTCGATACCGCTCAACAACCTGGGAGATTATCTTTTGCTTATCACCAATAAGCAACGGCTCTCCAGCGGACTCAGAGTCTCTTTCAGCATTCCTGACTTCAATTGGAATGCGCTGCTCAAGGCTCATGCCGTCATCAAGGATTTCCTGGCCGTACAGCTTTTTGAACCTGTTGTATTGCTGGGCAGATAAGCGAACGCCATCCCATACTTTGCTCGGTTCCGCTATACCAAAGTTCAATTCAGCCAGCAGCGCGTCAGTCTCGGAGAACTTGCCTTCCGTTGCCTGAATGACAGGTGTCCAGTTGACCCAGTAATCAAGCCCACGATTCTTGACCTTCACCTCACGGCCAAGACTATCCAGCAGCGGCTCTACATCCTTGGATAAGCCAGGGATGCGAGACATCACCTTCTGCCGCGCCTCGTAGAACGCACGGATGAACGGCGGCTGGTCCATGATCGGAGACATGATGTTCGACTTTGTCGGATCGGTCATGCGCTCAATGTGGCCCATCAGAGTGCTATTTGACAGTCCAACGCCAGGTGTCCCGGTATAGACAAAGTTGGCGAACTGGCGCGATATACCGCCCATGATCTCCACCATCTTGTCACCAGTGTCCGTGCTGCGTGAACGGGCAATTGCCAGCAACTCACCAACGCCCTGCATGAACGGCAGGTTGCCAATGTACTCGCCAACACCAACCATGCCAGCCATCGCCATATTGGTGAATTCGTCGCGCTCTGGGTGACGGTCAAACTTGGCGGCATCAGCCATGTCAGCGCCCATCGCAAGTACCATCGATACCGGATCGAACCTTGCAAACGACACATAGACTTTGTCAGGGCCAACGCCAACCTTGGTAATGTTTTGCAACGCAGCAATGTTTTTCTCGGAGATTTCACCTCGGTCAAATACCAGCGAATACGGTTGCCAGCCAAGTTCTTCCAGCGCTTTCCTATCCTCGGTTTGAGATGGTCCCGATCCCGTGAGCCGATTGTCAAGAGCAAGGAATGCCGATCCAGTGATTGCGCTACCGCCCATTGCCAATCGCGCAATGGCAGCATCGCGCTGTTTGCCTCCCTGCTCCCACATATTGTAGAAGCGAGGACTCAGCATATTCAAAACTGGGATGTAGCTTGATCCTTCAATAAACAGGTTTGTCACCGTCTTTGAAAACGGTACAAATATCTTAGCCGGAGCTAGGTTAAGAATCTGATTTGACCACCAGTATGTCTCGCCAAGAACGCCTTGCTTGTCAATCTTTTCTTGCAGCGTAACCATGTTACGCATGCCTTCAATTGACGCTTGCATTTGTGCAGGGCGCTCAGTCAAGAACTGAGTCATCTTTGCATCAATCTCTGCTCTTGCGCCGTCTGGCGTAAGACCGGCTGCGACAAGACGGTCATATTCATTATTTGCAAAGCGCCATGCTTCTTCATGCAGTTGATATCGCGCCACCATAGCGCCGACAAGTTCATCGCCAGCTTTTAAGCCACGAAACGAAATATCGTGAATCAATCCAAGCCCATCGATTGCTTTGCCAACGAATGAGTCTGTCAGGTCAGGGGTGCGCCAAACTTCCTTGCCGAAAAGACGCAGAGGTGTATCAGACAGATTCTCTGCCGACAGCGGGTTGGCAACAGCTTTGCCTGCATCTGTGAACTTTGAATCACCGCCACGGCGCATTGCATCGACAGCAAGTTCCCATCCATCCAAGAATCCGTTTTTGAATCCGCTTAGTCCAGCTAGGACATCCGACAGATGGTAACGCTCTGCACTTGTGGTAGGAATAAGCTGTCTAGCTGTGCCAATTCCAGCAGCTAGAGTTCTTTCAATTGGAGCCATTGCACCAAATACAGCAGTGCCAACAATGTTGTAGACATGAGTTTGCGGATCATTCAGCAGATTGCTTTGGTATGTATGAAACCAAACATCCCGCATCTTTGCGCCAAGACCAGCTTCAAGCATCCGGTTCTTGCCAGCGCGGGTTGGAGACTCAAGATAGTCAACAGCAAGCTGATACAGAACAGAATCAGACTGTTGCGCTCCCAGTTCGTCGAGCGCCTTCCTTGTAGCTGTTGCATCCAATCCAGGCCCTGCATCTTGAACGCGCTTGAACACATTCAATGACCGAGCAACATCAGTCTGCATGCCTTTCAACTGCTTGACCAAAATGTCATGCTGTGCAAGGCGCATCCGCAGGTCAAGCTTGCCAACATCATCCAGCGTTCCTGTAGCCATCTTCTCCATCAGGCCATCAAGAATCTTTGCGCTTTCATCATGGGCAAATACAGCGCCAGCAATTTGCTTGGCAAGTTCGCTGCTGCCAACGGTGACATCAAGACTTTCTCCAGCCAGCGTCCTCTTTAGGAAAGACTCAGGTACGCCAGCGTTGATCGCCTGCATGTAGATGCTACGCAGAGACATTGTTGGTTCTTGCGATGCCACCCTGGTTCCAGCAGCGTTGATGGTTGCTGCAAGGCCATCATTGTCAGTCCACATGCTGGAGATGGGGACCTCTGGCGGTCTTGCCTGCGGCTCTCCCTCTGCAATCCTAGTGTCAATGTCCAGCATCCGCTCGCGCTCTTGCACCACCTTGTTGACATCGGTGATGTCTACGGGGCGTGTCGGCTGAACAGTCACGGTCCTGGCTTGCGTAACGGTAGGTGCAGCAGCGGCCGGTGCGGCAGCTGGAGTCGGCGGCGCAATCGGGTCAGGGCGAGCAATGACAGGCTCTTTTGCAGCCCGTGCGCCTTTTTTTGTCAGTGGTGTAAGAACCCTGCCAACAGACCCAAGACTGCCAGAAACAAGGCCAGCAACCTGTAGCGGCTCTTGCTGCGGGTCATCTTGCGGCGCAGCAAGGTTTTCCATGTCAGGTACATCTGGCATGGTGACCGGAATCTTGTCCGTGTCAGCGCTGACAGTCATGCTGTCAAGGCGCTGTTCAATAGGTTGAATTGCCATCTTTATTGTCCAGAAGTGAGGGCGCGTTTTGCTGACCGCGCAGCAGATTTCGCCACTTTACCTGCTGCCGGAGACAGCGCTAAATTCAGAGGATCGAGCGCGACATTGGCCGCAGTCGCTGCCAACGGAGAACCTGTCATTTCCAGAACCTTGTCACCAACCCATTCTGCCGGGATGCCTAGCAGCTGCAACGACTGTGCAAGCGCTTCAGCCTGCCTTTGTCCCTCTGGGGTTCTGGGTATGTAGGTGAATGCCTGCATCAGGTCATCAATGGCTGCTGTAGCCTTTGCTGGGTCTTGTGTGGCAATCAGCTTGGCAATGCCGCCCAGGCCAGCCGGGAGCGATCCGGCAATGGCGCTGCCGACAGTCATCACAGCCTCTGCCGAGCCTTCCCCAACCTTGGGCCGATTGGCCTGTTTTCCGAACATTGGAGACACGCCATAGCCAGCAGCGCCAGCATCCGTCATGGTTTGCGCGGGAGCCTCGGCCAGCAGAACTGGTTCTTGCTGAACAGCCGGATACTCGCGCTCCAGCATGCGGTTGATGTAGAGTTCGTTGAAGTCCATTATTCAGCATCCCGCTGTTGTCGCAGCCTGTCTATAGCTTGAAAATCCTTTTCAATTCTTTGTACTTCTTCTAATTGCAATTTCAATGCTTTGTAGCGCTGTCTTATATCAGAAGGCTCTGTTGTTTCAGAAAATGTAACTCCAGTTCTATCTCGATAGTTTCTATTTAATCCATCAAGGAGGGAGTTAATTTGAATTGTCTTTGTTGATGTTGTACGCTCTTTTACAATCTCTCTAACAATTGACATTTTTGGAGGAAGCGGAATGCTTGGGTCCTCCTTATTTTTTTCTAAAAGTTCATTCCATTTTTGAAAAAACTTTCGCGTCATGCTGGAGTATGCTTCAGCAGATTTTGATCCAGTCAATTGTCCAGGAACTATTCGCGCCTCATTTCGCAACACGCGATCAACATCTCTAATATCTTCATTATCTCTTGAAATAAAAAACGGATAAATCCTGTCTGATATAGATTTCATTCCAACGCCAAGTTCTTTCCCTCTAGCAATCATGGCCTCTGGCGTTTGAAGCTTTCCATTAAATATTTCTGTTTTTAAAACAAGTTCGCCGCGAGGGTTTGCAACCTCTGCGTTCAATACTTCAGAGCGCTCCTTTGGCAGTTCAAAGACTGTCTTTGGAGAGATTATCTTGGGGCTGCGGATTGATATTTCGTTGAGCGTTCGCAACGATTGAGCAGAGCCGGTCTTGAAGTAGTCTGCCATTGCAACAGCTGCGGCCAGAGAATCCTGGTCTTCAACTTCCTTCTTTGCTTTCTCGTTGACATCCCAGCGCTGTCCAGCAATAGTGCGTAGATTGCTGCGTACCTTTGCCTGATCCTCAAAGTTCATTGTGGCCCACAGCGATGTCATCTTGCCAGCATCATTCTTGTCAAGCTTTGAGACAGCCGTCAACGGATCAGCAGAGAAATCTGTGCTGGTCACATACTTTGACACAGCATCAACGCGAAGCTTTACAACGCCTTCCTCAAACTTTGCCATTGTAGAGTTGATGAATGTTGCATCAGCCGTTGGCAGCAATGACTTGAGAAGCGTGTCTCTGTAGACGGAAATCTGTGCCTTTTGATTGTTGATGTCTGGCTCTGTGTCATACAGCCTAGAGACAAAATCAAGCGTGGTAGGAACGGAGTCAGCAAGCCTTGAGCGAAGCGCCGCATTCTGTACACTCAGAACCTTGTCATAGGCGCTTTTGAGAACCGTATTGCCAGCAGCAGCCATTGACGCACGGAAGCGAACAGATTCCTCTGGATCAATCCCGGCAAGCAGCTTTGCAAAGCCGTCAATTGGTCCGTTGATCTGCGTCCTGATCTCTTGAATATCCAACAGCCTGCCAGCATCAACTTCTGCGGCAGTCTTTGCCATTCTGCCTCTGGCATCATTTTCAAGTTCCATCCGCAGCTGCGCTGATTGCGCTTGCAATGCAGCTTCACCGTAAATAGTTCCGCGCTTACCAAATAGTTCTGATGGCTTTTTGCCAGTGCTTAATGCAACTTCTATCTGCTGTTTAGTGACAGGATTCTCAGCGCCATATTGCAGACCCTGACGCTTTGCTTCCTCGCCAGCTTCCTTGAAAGCAAACTGCGATATACGGTCTAGACTCTGTTGCAGACCTTGTGTCTGACGAATGCTTTCTTGTAGAGCGACAGGCTCTACCGTAGGCAATCCAGGCAGGGATGCTAGGCCAAGACCAACAGGGTTGTAGCGTTGAAGTTCAGCCATGCTACATATCTTCCCAAACAGTTCTATACGGTTGTTGAGATGGACCGCCAAGTTTGCTGTAGCTAAATGCAGCCATTCCAAGTTTACCGAACTCACCAAGCTTTGCAGCCACAAGACCCATGCGCCTGGTTGAGCCAGCGCCCTCCGTGGAATAGCCGTACTCGCGGCCACCGACCTTTTCGCTGGTGGTGGCTATCAGTGCAGCAGAACCTTCAAACGGCATCACGCCACCGGCAGCTGCGCGAGCAGCTACAGCAGCATTGGCAGTGTTGATCCGGCGCAAGATAGCCGTCCCTTGTTGTTCGTACTGGATTGCCCTGCGCTCAGACTCTAGCTTTTGCGCCTCGGTCTGGATACGGGTCATCCTCGCTTGCTGTTCATATGCCGCCTGACGCTGGTATCCCTCGCGCACAGAACCTACGGCGCTTATTACTGATGCTGCTATCGCGGCATATTCCATCTCAAGTCCCCTGATGCGTTGCTACTTTGTACTCAAGCCCAAGCAATGTCATCTTGAGCGGGAGGTCTTGTTCAATGGTGATCTTGGACTCTTGCGCGTAGCCACGAATGCCATGTAGCGTCTTTGTCCCTGTGTACTCAGGCACAGCCGCATCCAAGATATTGGCAGCGTCAAAGGTGCGGAAAGGAATGTCAATAGTGTTGATCTTCATGTGCTGCGTTTCATAGACCAGCGCATTGACCTCGACAATCCGCTTCTTGAAACCTATCCGAGTTCCTGTCTGCAACTTCAGGTCTACCGGCATTGTTACTGCTCGCACCGTGTATTGCAGGCCGCATTCATAGGATGCCGTAGATGCCCGTGGGAATGTCACCGTGCCACCACCAGGCACAACCTCGTCTTCTTGCACAGCGCCATCCAGCACCAACTCGCAGGTCTTGGCAACCAGATGCGACATCGACAAGGTGGAAGCAACGCCGCCAGACTTGGCGCAGTCCGTAGATAGCGTGTCATCGAACCACTCTACATAGTACTGTGTCGTGCTGTTTACCGTGCGCTTGACCACAACATAGATGGTGCTGATGTCAATGCCGACATCGATGAACTCTCCATCCGTGGTGAACTGAGATGGTGCAATGATGTTCTGTATCCGAAGCAGCGAGAAGACGGCCATCGAGCCATCATCACCGTTGGTGATCAGCAGCAGGTCATTCTCGTCCGTGTTTACTGATCGACGCAGCGCCATGCGCTTTGGGGTCTTGAGAAGGTGTCCGGCCAGCAAACTGATTTTGCTGGTCACATAGGTCAGCTGCGTGTCTGTGTAGGCGAACTCGTTGAGAGACTTGCCCTGGCGCTGGATGAACAGCGTCCCAGACTCCAGCGTCTGCACCCGTGCGCCTTCCTTTGCGCCATTCCGCGTTGCCGTCTTGATGAAGAAGTTCGTCGGAGTGATCGGGTCAAGGCCAGACTGCGGAACATAGAACTCGCCGCCAGAGGTGAACACCTGCAAGTCGCGGCCAGACAAGATGTCCACAATCGCGCTGTAGTTGTTGGTGTCCAGCGTGGCCTCGACGCTATCGTCATCTAATCCCTCGTCAGGATCGAATTCAAAGAACAGGCCAACCTTGCTGCCCCAGACCGTAGACGGCCGCGACTTGCTGCCACCAAAGTACAGCCGCCCTTCATGGAAGGTGACGCTGCGCGGCCATCCCTTTGTCGAGGACCATACCGCCTCGTAGCCAGACTCATAGGTCCAAGAGCCGCTGGCAACCGCAGAGGTGCTGAAGAACGGGAATTCAGTCACGGCGCTGACCACCGTGCCGCTGGTATAGGACACAATCCGCGCCCGTCCCTGCGGCTGAGCCGTCACATACTGACCGACAGAGCCAGCCGTAAACACGGAACTGGATGCCGTCAGGGTGATGTTGCCGCTCACCGCACTGGGCGTGAGTGTGCCTGCTGGAGTCGAGGTGGCCGGGGTGTATGCATACTTTGGAATACTGACAAAACTGATGGCGCTGGCCGTCCAGGTGGCATCCGTACCGCCGCGCACGATCTTGACCGGAGGCAGGTCAGGATGCACCAAAATCAGCGTGTCAGCGCTTTGCGTCCAGCAGATGCTACTGAGCATCGCCCCGGTAACGCCAACACCTGAGAGGTCCAAATAAGCGTTTCCAGACGCATTGATGTTGGCAATCACAGCACCGGCCTTGATCACTACGGCACGATTGTGAGTGAGTACTAACATATACGAATCGGTGGTGCTGAATTCAAACGGGATCAAACGCACCCCGTTGGCAGTAGATTCTGTGCCACTGTTTGGCAGGCTGCTCAGATAGCGCAGTCCAGCACGGCGGCGAATACCACCCTGCGGCTGGCAAATTACATTGGTGGCTTCCTCCAGCGCATTGGCATACGCGGCCAGGTCAACCCTGGACCGCAGCAAAGGGTCAAGTTCACCGCTGCCAAAGTTAGTCTGGATTGAAACGAAGCGAGTCATTAGTACCTCACCGCGATCAGACTAAAGTCATTGATACTGTTGCTTGGCTGACCAGCGCCATCGATCTGCATGGCAGTACGCAGATAACCACCACGGCCATTGTCTGAAGGCGCTCCGACAGCAACGCCCTGCCAGTAGCTGGCTTTGTCACCCTGGTCCGTAATCGGCATTGCAAGATGCCACGCCATCATGTACTTAAGCAGCTGGATGAAGTAGACCGGCAGAGAGTATTCCGGGACTGAGTACGGGTAGTCAATCCAGACTGCCGTGTAGTCAGTCATTACCGTATCGCCAAAGATTCGGTATTCCTTGCGCGGGTAGTCACCAGGCGATGCACTGGTAAACAGCGCCCTGGGCGGTCCAATCTTGTCACCAGGCAGCGCGTATTCGTACTTGTACTCTGTGGTCGGTGTAGTCACCAATTGCGCCAGAGCCACCTTCTTGAAACTGAATGACCACGGGTAGATCAACAGCGCCTGATCGCGGATGTCGCTGTACAGGCGGTCACAGGTATTGGCTTCATCCGTTCCCTCATTGAAGGAAGAGATCGGCTTTGCGCCGAGCATGATCAGCGCGTCAGAACAAACGGAAAGGGCTGAATCACCTGCTGCCATTTGGCGCTCCCAGTACTTGTCTACCTTTGACGCATCATGTTTAACTTGCGTATCAAAAAACTGCTCATTATCAGGAACCAGGTCAATTGGGCATCCACAAAGGATTACCTCATCATAACCAAGCAGGCTTGCGATACGGGCCGCTCCCCAGCCAGAAGTCCCACGAACACCAGCAAGGCACGGCCAAACACAATCTATTGAATTTAAATCATCAGGCTTGATACTTGACTTGTATGGAGAGTGAACAACAACTTCATCACCCCACTTTTCTCGGTGCAGTTTTTTCATCCTGACAGCATGTTCTGGATGATGCGTCACAGCATGTCTCGCTTTAACGATTGACACCGAAAACTTTACGGCAATTACATCAGCGCTTGGCCTAAGTGCAAAGGCTTTAGACAAATCGCTCGAAACACAAGTGGCAGAACCGACAACAAGGACGGCTCTGCCACCCCACTGCATTAGTCCGTATCCGTTGCAGTCACAGTCACGCCGTCAGTGATGTCCACTACCGAACCGGTATTGGAGTTCACATAGGCGGTAGACATCACCGGAGTGCCACCCGTTGCCGAGTAGCAGAAAATCAGATCGCCAACCTTGAGGATGGAAGCCACGGTATTGAAATACCCCGAAGCGCGGATGACCGATTGGGCATCAGTGCTGCTGTAGGTATAAATAGCCGGGGCATTACCAGCCTTAGACTGACCACCAACGGCATTGAAGCCGGTTGCGGAAAAAGCCATGATTTATTGCTCCTTATCTCAGGTTTCGCGGCAGGTGATTTTGACGATACCTTCATCGTCGATGGCAATCGCACCAGCCGAAAACACTTCGTTAACCAGCCACGAAGTCTTTTCTGCAATGTAATTGATCTCGGTACGCATTCCAATGCCTTCACCGTAGCCAACAGCCATCTGATGGAAAGCAAAGCAAGAACGATCCAGCGAGCCATCAATAACCAAGCCACCTTCGGAACGATCACCCATCGTGTGGAAGGTGAAGCCCAGGAACGAATTGATATCGCCCTGCACCAGCGCCTTCACGCTGTTGAAGTCGCTCGAAGTGACGGAGGTTTCCGACAGCAGCGAAGCAAGACCATTGCCGTGGATAATGATGTGACGGCCTTCCGGCGGCACATTATTTTTATCCAGCAGACGCTTGGCTTCACGCAGCTTTGCCACATTGAGGTTGCTGTCCGTGCCGCCAATGTCATTGCTGACGGTCAGCGAGGTGGACGAAGCAGTCAACGCATCCAGAATCATCTGGTCTTGACGGCGACCCATAGCGCCAGCAACGACTTGCACCAGTTCTTGGCGCTCGTCAAAGTTCACTTTGGCTTGGTTGAAAATGTCAGAGTACTCGGCAGCGTTGTAGTCAGCCAAGGTACAGGTGACGGTGGAGAAAGCAACATTCAGCGGAGTGACATCGGTCTGCGGAACGCGGAGCGTTGCGACACCTTTGCCAACTTTCGGGAACTTCACAGTGCTGCCTTCAACCCCTCGACGCTGGCGAACCGCCGGAACCAGCATGGCCTTACCTTGGTAAGCCTGCTTGACTTCCGCATCGAAGAGAGTAACGAAGGCGTTCGAGAGAGACACGCTCATGGTATTACCTCATTCAAAAATTTAGGATTGGGTTCTCGCGCCGGTATGCCAAAAATCTGGGCCGAATGCTTGTTGGTTACGCCAACCACGCGACAGCGCCTGCTGTGGGAAGGGCCGAAAATCCGGTATGCCTTGTCCCGGATCATACGCCCCCGGTTGTAGAAAGCAAGCGCTAACTTAAAAAAAACCCCCGGTGGATGGCCGGGGGAAAGGTGGCGACGAAAAACCTGACAAATAGCTTACTGGAAACTGGACGCGAACATCCGCTCCACTTTCTGACGGAATGCCGGATCGGTTTTGTACTTAGGATCGGCAACCATCTGGTACAACTCATCCTTGCTGGGAGCGCCAGACGGCGGCAGAGAGTTGGTTGGGATACGGGTTCCCTCGTAGGATTCCCGCAATTTCATCAGCGCCTTAATGCCGTTGGCCGTCCCGCCCATGACCTTGAATTCCTCAAAGTCATCTTTGCCCCAAATTCCCTTGCGGACCAGGCCGGATGCCCAGTCAACCATCCCTTTGACAACCGCATCCGCATTCGGACCAAGCGCAGCTTTTTCCTGCTGGAGAGACTTAACCTGGGCCTCGACATTCCCAGACCCCATCTTGACCACTTCACCAACAAGGTCATCTAGCGCTCCTTGACTGAGGCCGTATTTCTGCGCCCAGCCCATAACATGAGAGCGGAGAGGATCGTCTTCAGGGATCGAGCCGAAGGCGGCGGTATCGTACTTTCCATCGGCTGGGGCTTTGTGCTTGCCCTGGCTGATTTGCTTGCGGAGATCGCTCCAGCTTTTGGCGATGCCTTCGAGGTCCGGCTCGCTGGTGTCTTTCTTCCAGAAGTTTTCCGGCCAGAAGTCTGGTCTTTCGAGAGGTTCTTCATCGGTAGACGGCTCCTCTGCCTTGTGTGCAATGACAACATTTTGAGTGTCCGGCTGGGCCGCGCTGTCATCAGTAACTGTCGCTGAATCGAGTAGGCCAACTTCACCGCCAGACGACTCGGTGCTGCTAGGCTCGTTTCCTTGCGTTTCCATTAAGTATTCCCTTGATTAATTGCTCTCTTGATCCGTGCTTCAATGTCCCGCACCACACTGTTCTGACCTTCACGGTAGAACGCATGGGCTGGATCGCTCCCAGGCACGGCAACCGGTTGCTCTAGGTAGACGGCACGAAGCCATTCGGCCAGCTTCTTGCCGTCTTCGTTTGAAAAGACCCGTAATGTCAGCCGGTCTAGATTGTCTCTGGCCTCTGACGCATCACGAACATCGGTTGGTGCTGCCGTTTCTAGATCATCCCAACCAGACATCAGGCCCCCATTGCTTGTTGCACTGCACCAGCTGCGGCCTCTGGATTAGCCTGTGCTGCCTGCTGCGCCATCTGCGCCATGTCTTCCATGCGCTGCGCCCTCTCTGCTGGGCTGGCTCTGAGTCGCGCCGGGATACCAAGCTTCTCGCCAACATAGTCCAGTGTCTCGCCAATCTTGAGAGACATCTGACCTTCCGGTCCAAGGCCCTGGGCGATCTGCGCGAATTGCAGCACCTTATTGATCTCGTCCATCGACTGCGCCATTGCCAGCGGAGCCACTGGAGTGATGCGAACTTCAAGACCGTTTACTCGCAACGGCAGGTCCACTAGACCACGGGCATCCATGACTTCCAGCGTCTTGGTCACCAGTGGGATCATTGCCTCGTTGATCAGTCGGCCAAAGGCGCTGCCCAAGTTCTGGGACAGTTCTTTCATGCGCTCGACTACCTCAGTCGCAGACCTGGCGCTCATGTTGTCCGGCGGCAGAGACTCGTCCAACAGTATCCGCTTGATGGACATCTGCAAGTTGTTGATCACGATCTGGCTGACATTGAAGTCACCACTACGCGGCAATGCTTTGAGCGCTTCACCCTGTGGACCACCGTTCCTGGCTACAGGAATGATCGCTCCAGGAATAATCTTGACTGTGTTCGGGTTCAACACGCCATCATCAGCCGCAGTATAGACCCCGGCAATAGCAAGGCTGGCGTTCTTCAACAGCAACTCCAGCGTCTTGTTCAGCGTCTTGATGTCTGGCAATGCGGTTATCAGCGGTCCACGGCCATAGATTTCACCGGCCACCTTCATGTAGCGAGCCACAACCCACGGGCTGTACGGCATCACGCGGTAGACAACCTCGGTCTTGGTTTCTTTGTGAATGACATAGTAGCCATACTTGCCTGACCTATAGTCAAATACAGTGGCCTCTATCAACTCAACATCATCAGTCGGTTTGTCATCAATTCGTTTTTGCAACTCAGGATCGATCTTTGCGTCTTTCCACTGCTGCTGAATTGACTCGCCCTTGATCCGCATGCGCCGGTAGACATTATCCACCTGTCCGTTCGCGCCCTCTTCAAACGACACAAGGTATTGCGGCACTGGCACAAAGTTGATCGGGCTGACATCATCACCAGGCTGCACAATCATCACTGCCGTTCCGACAGCCAAGTCGAGCAAAAACTCGCCCGTAGCAATGTCGAAATTGGATTGCTTCAGCGTTGCGAACAGTTTTTCTGTGTAGACATCCAGCGCAGCTTGCGCTTCGCTGCGACGATCATTAGGAATGTCAGGGCCAGGCTCCAGCCTGCACCATGAACGCTGCGGCGGGAAGATTCCAGATTGCAAGCGGTTGGCAAAGCGCTGCGTCGAGTTGATGGCCGTCGAGTCAAACACCCGTGCCATCTTCTTGCTGCCACCAACCTTCCCTTCCCAGTAGCCGTCATACAGATTGCGCTGCGGCAGGGCAAACTCGTACGCATCTTCGTACAAGTCGCGGAAGTCGTCCTTCTTCCGCATGGCGAGATCGTGCCGCTTGAGCAAGTCTTCTGGCGATAGTTTTGATTCAGCCATGATCAACTCTTTTCTTTCTGATATTTGCGTAGCAAACTTCTACCTTTTGCAGCGAGTCTTGCTGCTGCATCTCTTGTGCGCGGAACTGGCTCACCCCACGCATTTGCAGCCAGCGCCAATCGCGTTGGCTTCCCTTTGTCATTCACCAGAGGCCCACTCGGATTTGTATAGAACCTTGTCAGAAACGAACCCTTGCGCCGTGCCTTCTGTCCTGTTGGGCTAGACTCCTTGACCCCAGCCTGCAAGTTCTTGCTCTCACCAGAGCGCTCAAACTTGCGCCTTCCAGCCTCGGTCAGCCCACCCCCTGGGTCTTTGTACTTGCTCATTCGTACCATTCCAACTCAAGCAGCGCCGTGTGCTCTGTGCCATTGACATTGGTCAATCTGAATAGGTAATTGGTGAGCGGTGCAAGAACATACTCCAAGCTTCCAGACGCACCGCCTGCTGATTTTTTCCCAGTGCCGCCAGTGATGAACTGCCGATTGATCAGCGTTCCCAATGTGGTTACGGTAGGATTGGTAACCATCGCAACATTGCTGGTAGTGTCAATGTTTCTGTTTCTGCGAACAGGCGTAAACGCTGTGCCGCCAGTGGTGCTTGTTTCTTCGTAAACAAAGAAATCACAGTCACCAGACGATTCCATTGCAATGGTCACATGAGCAATTGTCCCAGGCCCAGCAGCAAGCACAATATCAGCGCTTGAACCTGATGCAAGCTTTGCAGAGTCAGGATAGATATTCCAAGCGATGAATGCGCGGCCTTCATGCAAGCGCTGATGGTTGATGTCAACCATAATCAGCCCGTTGTCAGACCCAGCAATCATTTGACTGCCGTCTTTGTCCTTCTGCGTCAGCGCGACAATCTGAGATCGGACCGCCAACAAGCCACGCATCACAAGTGCGTGAGCCTGCACACTTGAAGTGAAACAACTCGCAGAAACCAAGGCCAGCAGACTCAATGACATCCTCGTCATAGCCTGACTCTTCTGCTGGATTCTTTGCTTCGATGCCCTGCTTGATGCATTCCATCATCTGGCTGGTTACAATGAATGCAGAACAATTACCGCAGCGCATGCCCTTGGCTTCAGCTTCGCTCGTATTCCAGATCACCGCCTTTCGTAGCCAGAAGACCTCGTTGTTCTTTTCATCCAGCGGATTGGCTGGGCCGTAACCGACATTCTCAAACGCCCAGTTCCTGTTCTTGAGATTAACCATGATGTCGCGTGTGGCCAGCGGACAAGAGTATTCTTCCTCGTCCTCCATGCTGCTCTCAATCAGTGGGCGCGTAGCCATTACTTGCCTTTCTTTGCCATGCCAGCCTCAGACATGGCGATTGCCACGGCCTGCTTTTGACTGGTCACTTTGTCACCGCTGGATGACTTCAGCTTTCCAGCCTTGTACTCGCGCATTACTTTCTTGACCTTGGCCTGCATCTTGTCTTTGGCTTCCATGATTGCCTCTACTATTTCATTTCGCCGGAGCCAAGCGTCTGCTGCAACCCAGTCTCAGGTGTCAGACGCGCCTCGGACAACAGCATGCGAGAACCGCCTCGCAGTCGAGCGCTACGCCGCGCTGCCAACTTTTCAGCTTCTTCTCGACGCTGCTCTTCATTCTCAACACGCGCTCGTTCATTTTGTTTTTTTTGATCTTCCATTTGCTGGCGTATGGTTTCTTCACCAGATGCTTGTTTAAACGATTCACTAGCGCCAAACAATGCTTTACTAATAGAACTGACTGCTCCACCCATGATTACCTCGCCATTAAGTAGAAATCCGAT